AGATCAATTCACCAAGACAGACATCAGAGGTGCCAAATATGTGATCCTAATCAAAGATGACACAGCAGGCGACTACCAGATATCTGAGACAAGCCTTACACACGACGGCACTACAGTATTCCATGATGACTATGCACTTGTTTCAAGTAGAGGCACACCATTACACACAATTAGTGCCGCCATATCTAGTTCGACTGTGACATTGAGTGCGGCATCTGGTGGTAACACAACAGGTACAGCGATCCTTTACAGGCAAGATCTAGGCTCAAAAACTAAATTTGGTGAGTTTGATAATTTCTTATATGGCCTTAAAGGTGATATAGATTCAACAGTAGAGACTGTTGATTCATTTGATGTGTTCAAGTACAAGACAGCAAGATATTTTATCACCATGGAGTCGGGATCAGAGTATCAAAACTCTGAAGTGACACTTACTGTCAACAATGCTGGAACTGACGCAACAATATCAGAAAGTTTCGTAATCACTGCTAACAACACTTTAGCAACTTTCAGTGCAGATGTCTCAAGTGGTAAGGCAAGATTAAGAGCAAGTTGTAATCCAAACACCAAAATTTATTTTGCAAGATTGTCGATGGAAGCAGATAATATTTACAGAGCCAACGGACAGACAGCGGACGATCTTTATATCACGCACAACAACCTTAAATTAGAACCAGGTGCGTTGACACTGCCAAAGGGCACTACAGCACAACGTCCATCAATCAATGCAACTGGTATGATTCGTTACAACACATCTACGGACACCTATGAGAGATACGACACAACGGGTTGGACTAACATAGCAACACAGGCATCAGTGACTGAGTCAGATGATACCAGCACTGGAGAAGCAGTTTCCATAGGTACAAGTGCCAAGAATATAGACACTTTCACCACATCAACGTTTGACAGTGCTTTCTATCTTGGCGTCATGCGAGATGAAATAAACGACGAACTGGCCACTGTGAACATCAGTTTGGTACACAACGATTCAGATGCTTTCGTGTCAGCAGGTGGTGGTGTACAACAAGGCAGTAACGCACAACTTACATTCACAGCAGATGTCAATTCAGGTACAGTAAGATTAAGAGGTACAGGTACTTCAGCAGTAAACTCTATCAAGTTTTTCAGGATAGGTCTAGGAGACAACACCTCAGAATCAGAGTCAGGTAAAACAGCAACGATCTTCAACACAGATGTTGACAGTGCAACAGAGAACTTAGACACATTTGCACACGGCACATACAGAGGTGCCAAATATTACATCAGTGCCAACAACACAGGAAAGACTGAACTACACAACATAGAATGCTTGGTTGTACACAATGGAACTGACGCATTCATAACAACATACAACAGCAACTTCACAGGCAACAATGAACTGTTAAGTCTTACTGCTGACATAAGCGGTGATAATGTGAGATTGAGGGCCACTGCAAATGAACCAAACACCGCAGTTAAAATGTACAGGGTGTTGTTGGGAGACAGTGAATCTGATGCATCCAGTGACAACACAAAAACAGTGGGACAGACAACAACCTCAAGCAGTGCCACAACAATGGACACTTTCTCAACTGACAGTGTCAACGGTGCACATTACATTGTTGTAGGAAACAGCAGTTCAGAGAGTGCGGCCAGCATATCTGAGGTGTTTGTTGTGTCAGACGGTGCAGATGCATTTGTTTCATCAGGACCGATTGTGTCTACCAAAGGATCAGACCAATTATCATTCTCAGCATCATTAAGCGGATCCACAGTGACAGTAAGTGCCGCAAGTACATCTGGTGCTAGTACAACTGTCAACGCATACAGGGTGAACTTGTTAAGGTCAAGTGCTGGTGCTAGTACTGACATCACTGTATTGACAACTACAGATCAAACTATCAGTGGTGATAAAACTTTCACAGATGGCACAGAAATAAAACTTGGTACTGACGCAGATGCCAACATCAAACACACTGGCACTAATCTTAATTTCAACGAAACGACTGGTGATATTAACATCAGGACTTATGCTAATGACAAGGATGTTGTAATTTCTACAGATGACGGCAGTGGGGGAATAACCGAATATATTGTAGCAGATGGTTCAACTGGTGCAGTAAAATTAAAACACTATGGCACAACTGTTTTTGAGACCACAAGCACAGGTGCGTCAATCACAAACACATCAACAAGCGATGCCTTAGACATCACTACAACAGAGGATTCAAGCACAGCGGGACCGGTAATAAATTTAAAAAGAAACAGTTCTAGTGTTGCAAACGCAGACTACCTTGGACAGATCAAATTCCAAGGTGAGAATGATGCTGACCAGGAAGTTTTATATGCAAAAATTTCGGCTAAGATTCTAGATAGTGCAGATGGATCTGAGGATGGTATCTTAGAATTTGCGTTTAAGAAAAACGGATCAAACAACATTTCAGGTAGATTTAGATCTGACAGTTTACAATTATTGAACGACACCAGTTTGAGGGTAACGGGACACGTTGAACTCGGTGTACTATCAGGTGATCCATCCGGAACAACCAATATTGCACACATATACGCCAAGGACGAATCATCAAGTGCAGAAGTGTTTGTAAGGGATGAAGCGGGTAACGTTACTAAAATATCTCCTCACAACGAAAAAGGTGAGTGGGAATACTTCTCAAGAAATACGAAAACAGGAAAAACTGTAAGGGTAAACATGGAAGAGATGATCAAAGACATCGAAAAACTTACAGGTAAAAAATATATCCAAGATTGTTAAACAATCAAATCCAATATAGTCTGTAACTTACCTTTTATACTTTTGTTATTCAAAGTATTTTTCAAACCCATGTGCAGGTTCTTGGGCCAACATTCAAACGCAGTCCAGCAGTATCCTGAATGTTCCTCATTTAATTTTGGTATGAATTCTGATTCAATTGCAATCAAATATGTGTGAAAGAAAAATTTCTGATCGTTAGATGTGAACATTTCTAGTGGGATTACTTTTTTAAACTTAGGCAAACTACCTACTTCTTCTTCGATTTCTCTCTTTAATCCTTCGAATGCACTTTCAGTGAACTTGCTTTTACCTCCTACCAATCCCCACATGCCCTGTGTTTTCTTGTCAGTCCTTTGTAGGAATAGGAAACGTTTAGTGCTTGTTGCGTAGAACAGAGCACCTGAACAGACTATGTTTTCTTTCATAACTTATTATAACAATTTATTGGAAAATTATCAAGGGGTGGTTGCATCCGGACCAGGATCACCTTGTACGTAACCACCATCAAGCACTATTGTCCAATTACCAGCGGTGTATACACCCTCATACGATTTAACCCACTCTGTTCCATTGAATCTATACTGTATTCCAGTGTTCAAATTAGTTACGTAGTGTTGTGTTGAGTCTGGGTTTGATGCATCAAAAGCCACATTCCACTTAGATGTTGTGCTGTTGTATTCAATAATATCGCCAACACTGGCCACTAGAGCACCCCAAGTTGAACTTTGGAAACTTGCTGTTGAATCACCAACATCGTTTATTACAAGATATCTGTCTCCATTTGCAGGTGTACCTGGGTCAAACGTTGCTGGATTTATAATTTTTTTAACCGCAGTAAGTGAATTGCTTGGTATCGTGTCTGAATCAATGCTGTACAATAAAATAGTATCATCAAGTGTTGTGGTTGCAATGGTACCAACAATTTCATTCCCGTTAGGTTGTGTCAATCTAATCTGTGATGTGCCGCTTGTTACTTTGCCGTATTGATCCAATAAAACTTTCCAGTTCACAGCAGGACCAAACGCTTCAAATGGATCTATGTTTGAGTTGGCACCTGCACCTGTGTAAAATCCATCACCCCCTGATTTAACATTTACCCCTGTTGTTCCAAGTAACCTCAATTGATTTCCAGTGACTAATAATCCAAAATTGTTTGGTGTTACATAACTTCTTGATGTTAGTTCTCCGTCTATTAGTCCTTTTGTGATTCCTCCGTCGTCATCATATATGCTCATTATAATTTTTTGTACAACACCTAATTTTTTCACTTTTACTGGTGGAGATAACCATATTGGCATTGAAAACTGCATTGTCGCTACATCTATTTCCGATTCTGCACCAACCGGAATCGTCCTAGAGCTGAATGTTATGCCTGTCAGTTCTACATAACTTAAACTTGTCCAGTCAATGTAGTTGTCAGATTTCTGTATTTCAAAATCAGGATTGAACAAGTATAAAATTTGTTCTAATATCTGTAATTTTTGATCAGTGTTTGACGAGAATATATCTGCGGTGACTTCTAATCTAAATGGCGAAGGCATGACTTTTTCTACAGTATATCCTGCACCCAACTGATTTGTGTAGTTGCCGTCGCTGTCTACGTCTCTTTCTCTTAAATGCTGTTTTTCTATGTGATAAGGATTCTGCATTCTTTCCCTATCATAATTTAATTCACGCACATAACACGCTATCTTAGGTGCATAGTTTAATGCGTTCTCACTGTTATTCCTTATGATGTTTGCCACCTGCCTAGTTGGATCTCCGTACACCACAGGTACTGCCCTCAAATTAATCGCGCCGTCACTTCCCCTTCCTGTCTCAACAGAAAAATTGCTCAATATTCTGATAAATTGAGTGAGGAATTTCCTAACTTGTCCTTCGTAAAAATGTAACATTAATTGTCAGCCTTTGGTTTCAATGCATTACTTAACGCCTGACGCTGGTCAACAGTCAAACCATTGATCGTGTCAGATGTTGTGTTGTTGACAAATGATGTTTTGTAATTGCCTCTAGAGTCATTGTTGGTCATTGTGATCCTCACAGAGTCTTCTACTTTAATCCATCTGTTTCCGTCGTAACGGAATAATCTGTTTGGTAGATAATCTGTTCTTAAGAAATAATCGTTTTTGTCAACCCCTGTTGTCGGGAATGAGATACCAAATCCTGCAGGATTACCGTTAGGTGCAACACCGTCGCCATCTAAATAGAATCCATAGTGTGAACTTGCCGGCGTGTCAATGACAGCGTTTACAGTTTGATCACTGCTCGCCCTGTCCTGTTCTGTGTTCACATTGTCAGTCCTAATGTTGCCCCTTTCATCTATAGGTGCAACATAGTATTGTTTGTAGTTGAATCCAGACTTAGGAGCATCTGCTTCTGCCTGTGCGACTACTTGATCGTTAATAGTTTTTTCCCTGTTGTAGGTACTCATGTAATTGGCAACAGAACCTTCGGTAGTTGCGTCTCCGAGTATGTCTCTGAATTCTTGTGAATCAACCAGAGTTTTCATTTTCAATCTCAACAGATGTGGCCACCAGGTTTGTGAGAATCCTTCCGCCGCCCTGTTTACATCCTCTACTACATAATATCTTTTTAGTGCTATTGGCACACTTTCGTCTAACGAATAATCTTCTTTCATGTGTGGAAATTCTATAACATCGCCACTCATTGGTTTCCTGCCAATACGTTCAACGATATCGTTCAAATGCACAGTCAAAAACAGCGTATCATTTTGCAAAAACATTCCAAACTGAGACAAGTTGAAGTCCGCATCTTGTACATTGTAAATGCCCCTAACAACATAAATGTCACTTGCGTATTTTCGATCTCGATTTTCTAAAAACAACAGGTCTTGTATTGTTCTTTCATTTAGACTGTCTCCAGAATATTGTGGCTGGGTTGGACTAGCATCGCCGTCTTTGTTTGTCTCACCTTGATCATAAGGACCTAAGTATTTGTGGAAATGTAGATCTGTTCCGCCCACCGTGAACATTTCACGGATGTTACGATCAAAGAACTTGTAGTCGTTGCCTTTTTCAGGCTTAAAAATGGATAATCTTGGCATATCATACATATTTATTGCATAGGCAAAGGCTATAAATATGAGTATGTCAGAACTTCAAACAGGCCAACAGGAAATATTTGATTATGTAAAAAACAACCTCGGTGAGGGCATGATCGATGTAGAATTGGACCCAAAACATTATCAAACGGCACTAGAAAGAGCCACAAATAGATACAGGCAGAGATCTTCAAACGCTGTTGAAGAATCCTATGCTTTCTTGACTTTAAAGAAGAACCAGAATTCATACATCTTACCAGATGAAGTTATCAACGTGAGAAATCTTAACAGAAGGACTGTTGGATCACGAACAGAGGGCGGTGAAGGTGGAACATTGTTTGAACCGTTCAACCTAGCATACACAAACACGTATCTATTGAGAGCGGGTGCGACAGGTGGTCTTGCAACCTACTACGCATTTGCAAGTTACCAAGAATTAGTTGGAAAATTATTTGGAAGTTTCATACAGTTTCATTTTGACGTGGCAACTAAAAAATTAACAATAACACAAAGACCAAGAGCAGACGACGAAACAGTTCTTATGCACACCGACAACTACAGACCGGATATCACTCTATTCAAAGATATCTATGCAAAGCCATGGATAAGAGATTACACCTTAGCAGTATCGAAAGTGATGTTAGGTGAAGCGAGGGGCAAATTTAACACCATCGCTGGACCGCAAGGTGGTACGACTCTAAACGGAGATGCACTAAAGGCCGAAGGTCAGGCCGAGATGGAAAGACTAGATCTAGAAATAGGAAATTTCCAAGAAGGCGGCACACCACACAGTTTTGTTATTGGTTAATTGACAACCAAACACTCCTAAATACCAAGCAATGACAAAATCCAATTATAAAAATTATTCTGACCTCACTCTAGATGAACTAGAGCAACTGGTACAAGAATTAGAAATAATGAGTATAAAGGCTTTGAAAGAACAAAAGAAAAGCCTTAGATCACAGATATTACACTCGGTGCGAAAAGCAATAAAAGAGATTGAAAAAAGATTGAAAAAATAGTATAATAAACCTTATGCTGATAGGTATAGTTGGTTTAATTGGATCTGGCAAAGACACTGCCGCACAAAGGCTTGTAGATAAGCACGGTTACCGTAGAGATAGTTTTGCAAAAAGTTTGAAAGATGCAGTGAGTTCCATGTTCAACTGGGATCGTAAAATGCTCGAAGGCGACACAAAAGAAAGCAGAGCATGGAGAGAACAGCCAGATGCCTTCTGGAGCAAACAATTTGGTAAGGATGTTACTCCAAGATGGGTATTACAATATTTTGGCACAGAAGTCATGCGTGGACAAATGTACGATGCAATATGGGTTGACAGTTGTCTCGGTAGATATGACGGTAAAGACACTGTGATTTCTGACACCAGATTCCCAAACGAAGTGAATCAAATCAGGGCACGTGGCGGCAAGATTATACGTGTCAAAAAAGGGGAAGACCCAGAGTGGTTCGTGAACTACGTTGAGGGCAATATCACACCAAAGGATGTGCATTCATCAGAATACGTTTGGGCAAGATCTGAGTTTGATCACGTGATAGAAAACAATGGCACTATAGATGACCTATACGAAAAAATAGATGATCTAATCATCAGCAATGAGATCGCCCGTTCTCCATCCAAGCCTGCGGGTACCGGTAAGCCTTTGGCAATTGGCGCAAACAGTTTTTAAATTAGCAGTATTGGTATTCCTGAGATTTCCGTCTACAAACAGCACATCTAACTGTTCAGATTCCTGAGCCCTAAAACCACACAATTCACACTTTGTTTTCTTTTTATATCCAGAACGCTGTAGAGCTGTGACTCCGCCAACTTTCTTTTTGGCCTTCTTGCGATTGCAGGTGTCACACAGACTTCTCCAATACACCTTTAGTCCTCGCCTATAGGCATACGCTCTAGGCTTTGATTTACACTGTGAACATAGCGGTCTGACTTGTTGCATGTGTGTATTTACGTTACCTATATAGGCACCAGGAAAACGGTAAATTAAACAAACAAAACCGTATGATTGAATAAATAACTCTAGTATATACGTAACTTGCAAGGAGAATACGAAAAATGGCATTAACATCACCAGGAGTAGAGGTTTCAGTAATAAATGAAAGTTTCTACGTACCCTCAGATGCGGGTACTACACCACTATTCATAGTAGCATCATCAACAAATAAAACAAATGGTGCAGGAAGCGGCACGGCGGCAGGAACACAGACTGCAAACGCCAATACTGCATACCTGATATCATCACAAAGAGAATTAACAGAGACTTTTGGAGATCCAAAATTCTACACAGACACATCGGGAAATCCATTACACGGATATGAATTGAACGAATGGGGTCTACAAGCGGCTTACAGTTTCTTAGGAATTGCCAACAGAGCGTATGTACTAAGGGCTAACGTTGACACAGCGGAACTAGTGGGCAGTGCTTCGGCACCAACAGCGGCACCAACAGATGGCACATACTGGTTTGACCTTGCATCAAGCAGTTATGGATTATTTGAGTGGTCACAAACTGATCAGGCTTTCACAGCGAAAACTCCAATTTTAATTACAGCATTAACAGATCTAGTTGGTGGGGTGAGCACTGGTGCACCTAAAACTTCAGTTGGATCAATCGGAGATTACGCTATAAACACAACACACGTTTCTAACAAGATTTACAAGAAGACAGCAAGTAACACTTGGGTAATTGTTGGTTCTGAGACATGGCACACATCTTTACCGGTGGTGACAGTTGCTTCAGGCACTACAGTAACAAGTGGACAAAATTTTGTAATGAACGGTGTTACAATTACAACTTCAGGCACAACACTTTCAAACGTTGCGGCAGTGATCGGATCAAACGTTACTAACGTGACTGCAAGTGTAAACAGCACAACAGGAAACCTAGAGATCTTCCACAACGGTAAGGCGCTAGGTGACTCTACAGAAGGAACAAACACAATCAGGTTTGAAGAAGGTACTGGTGTACTTGCATCATTAGGAATCACAGCAGGAGTTAAAAAAGGTGTGAAATTCCTACAAGACAAACACACTAACAGACCAACTTGGAAAACAGCAGACGAAGACAGACCTAACGGATCTGTTTGGTTCAAGACTACAAGTGCAAACTCAGGTGCAAACCTAGTTGCCAAACTTTACAGCACATCAAGTGCTAGTTTCTCAACTGTGTCAAGTCCGCTTTATGCATCAAATCATTCAGCAATTTACAATCTTGACCCAGCAAACGGTGGAACAGGTTTAACTGTTGGTGACTTGTACGTACAGTACAACATCACAGAGGAATCAATGACGGCGGCTGATGCTACTGATTCAACTCCAAACGTTGGTGACTTCCAGTTCTTTAGATACGAAGGTGGTGCAACAACAATCACTAGTGGAAACACATCTCCAAGTTTCACAAGTTCAGAAACTTTTGTAATCAGAGAATCAATCAAGAACCAAGAAGCATTGAACAGTGCTGTGACAGTAACACTAGGTGGTACTACAGCAGATGACTTTGTTGCGGCAGTGAGTGCGGCAGGTTTAACAAACGTAAGTGCTGAGAAATTATCAACAGGTGCTATCAAAATGACACACGCATTAGGCGGTGAGTTCAGAATGGTGGACACACTTGGAACACCATTAGCAGATGCTGGTTTTGATTATTCAACAAATGCACACGAATACGGATCATACACTGAAAACAGTTCGACATTAATTGACAACTTGTACAAAGTGCCAACAGGTGAGACTGTTGACTCAAGTGCAAACACGGCAATATTAGCGTCAAACTGGAAAAGATTAAGTTACACAGCAGGAACTAGTGCGCCAACTAATGAACCAGCAGATGGAACTTTATGGTATGACACTAACTTGACAGCGGACATCATGGCACACAATGGTACAACTTGGGTTGGATATGTTACAGCATACGCAACAACTGATCCAAATGGTCCACAGTTCAGTGCAACAGCACCAACTAAACAATCAGACGGTACAGCACTTGTAACAAATGACTTATGGATTGACACTTCAGACTTAGAAAACTTTCCAAAACTTTACAAGTACAACACAGCGGCTTCGATCAGTTCAACAAACACAGCCAACCAAGTAGCAGTTACTACAACAGGTGCGGCATGGGAACTAGTTGACAACACTGATCAAACTACAGAAGACGGTATTGTGTTTGCAGATGCTAGGTATCACACAGCGGCTGACAAAGCAGATTCATTGTCAACAGGCGGTGCGGGTACAGCCAGCACGATAAAAGATTTATTGAGTGATGGCTTCTTAGATCCAGATGCTCCAAATCCAGACAACTACCCACAAGGTATAATGTTATGGAACACTAGAAGATCTGGTTACAATGTTAAGGAATATGCAAACAATCACATTACAACTGCAAAATACCCAGGAAGCGGATCAGCAGGATTAGGTAACATCAGACAAAGTAACGAGTCTGTTGCAACTTATTTCCCAGACAGGTGGATTACTAAATCAAGTAACAACGCTGATGGCTCTGGTTCATTTGGTAGAAAAGCACAGAGACAAGTAATTGTAAATCAATTAAAATCAGAAATAGACACTAACCAAGCAATTAGAGAAGATCAAAGAGGCTTCAACGTTATTGCAACACCTGGTTACCCAGAAGTTATTAGCAACATGCTAAACCTAAACACTGATAGAAACAACACAGCGTTTGTGGTTGGGGACACACCTTTGAGATTAGAAGGTACAGCAACTTCTATCCAAAATTGGGCGAATAACACAGCAGGTGCAAGTAACAACGGCGAAGATGGTCTAGTAAGCTCAAGTGATTACTTAGGCGTGTTCTATCCTTCTGGTCTTACAACAGACAATGCAGGTAAATCAATTGTTGTTCCACCATCACACATGATGTTGAGAACACTGGCAAACAGTGACAACGTTTCTTTCCCATGGTTCGCACCAGCGGGAACTAGAAGAGGTGTCGTTGACAATGCTACATCAGTTGGTTACATCGACGCAAGTACTGGTGAATTTGAAACAATATCTGTTACGGAGTCAGTGAGAGATTCAATGCACGAAGTCAAAGTGAACCCAATCACTTTCTTCTCAGGTGCAGGAATTGTTAACTTCGGTAACTTGACTAAAACAAGTGCAAGTTCGGCGTTAGACAGAATAAACGTTTCAAGATTAGCAGTGTATCTAAGATCACAATTAGATTCAATTGCTAAACCGTTTATCTTTGAACCAAATGATGAATTGACAAGAAATGAAATCAAACAAGCGATTGAATCATTCTTGTTAGAATTGGTTGGTCAGAGAGCGTTATATGACTTCCTAGTAGTTTGTGATGACACGAACAACACACCTACAAGGATCGACAGAAACGAACTGTACGTGGACATAGCAATTGAGCCGATCAAATCAGTTGAGTTCATTTACATTCCACTAAGAATCAAAAACACAGGAGAGATTGCAAATTTAGGGAACTAATTTTGGAATAAATAGGAGAAACAGATGGCAATATCAACTTTATCAAAATTTACAGTACCTTTAGCAAACGATCAAAGTTCGGCATCACAAGGTTTATTAATGCCAAAACTACAGTATCGTTTTAGAGCGATCCTGGAAAATTTTGGAGTATCAACACCAAGATCAGAACTTACAAAACAAGTTATCGATATCACAAGACCAAACTTGACTTTTGACAACGTGACACTAGACGTGTACAACTCTAAAGTATACGTTGCAGGTAAACACACTTGGGATCCAATCACAATCAATCTAAGAGATGACGTTAACAACTCTGTGACTAAATTGGTTGGTGAGCAAATACAGAAACAGTTTGATTTCTTCGAACAGGCAAGTGCGGCATCTGGTATTGACTACAAATTCACTGCAAGGATTGAAATGCTTGATGGTGGTAACGGCGCAAGTGCACCAAATGTGTTAGAAACATTTGAATTGTACGGTGCATACGTTGAGAACGTAAACTACAACACGTTAGCATACGCAACTTCAGATCCAGCGACAATCACAATGTCAGTGAGATACGACAACGCAATCCAAACTCCAACAGGAACAGGAATAGGAACAGCGGTATCTAGAACGATCGGTACTCTAAGTACTGGTGGTTAATCAGCATTAAGTTAGCAATTATACAAAGAAAGCGTCTTTATAGGCGCTTTTTTTGTGACTATAAATAACAGTATGCCAAGCATAAACAACTTTTTACAAGGGTTCCAGGACGGACTTCCTGGCATGAAGGACTACCAACACGCATCAAGATTGTATATTGACAACAATCACAAATTGATGCCAAAACAGAAATTTCTGTTCCATGTGGTTTTCAACACAGATGAAACTTTATTCCAAGGTGGATTCAATCCCAATGAAAGATACGAACTGAACATGTTGGTCAAACAGTGTGACCTACCCAAGTACAACATGAGTTATGAAGAGAAGGTACAGTACAACAAAAAAATGTACAACCCCACAAGGATAGCGTATGAACCAGTCAATATTACGTTCCATGATGATCACGCAGACACTGTCAACGCATTCTGGAAGAAGTACTACGAGTACAATATTGCAGATTCTGTGGCATTGAATTCTGATCAGCAGATAAGCAACACCAAAGATGATTACTACGATGGAATAGATTCAAGGGCAATCACAAAATTTGGTTTAGACACGCCCAAGCAGAGAAGAAAACCTTATCTAAAAGGCATAGAGATTTTCGTGTTACACAAACAAAGATTTACATCAATGACATTGGTCAATCCAGTAATTGGATCTTTCTCACATGACAACTTAGACCAGGCGGACGGAACAGGCATAATGCAAAACACAATGCAAATATTGTATGAGACTGTGATTTATAAGTCTGGCGTAGTAAACAGGAACAACGTACCAGGCTTCGCAACAATTCACTATGATAAAGCGCCTAGCCCACTTACTGTTCTTGGCGGAGGCACTAACAGCATATTTGGACCTGGTGGAGTGGTCGATGGCATAGGCTCGGTGATAAGAAATGTGTCTAATGGAAACATACTGGGTGCAATTCTATCAGCCTCGAACACATACAACAACGCAAAAAAAATAAAGAAAAAGGACGTGAAAGCAGAATTAAAAGGCATCGCAAAAAACGGCATACTAGAAGTTGGCAAACAAGCAGGGACAATCACAAACCCAGTAGCCGACTTTACAGTAGGTGCGGCTTTGGCTGGAGCGGCGGTCTTGGCTTCTGGCAAAAACACAAACGACAGCAAGGACAACACGGTAATTTCAAATGCAACGTTGGACACTGTGAACTATCTCACAGCGGAAGAGTCAGCAAATCTCGTGAACAATGATCTTGCTATCAGAGACGAAATTGCGGCAGGCATATATTACAAGGACATAGGATCGAGACAAGGACTTACTGTGGCAGAATCAGATGTTGAATACACCGACTCTTCGGACACTGTAAAGAGAGTTTACAGAAACAAAGCAATAACCGACATCAGAAAACTTGTAACCGAAGGCTACATTAAGATAGACAGAGAAACACAAGATGTTGCTACATCAATTGAGAAGGTATCATTATAATGACGGAATTTTATACTAATCTTCCACCTAAACAGAAAGACGAGTTTGAAAAAACTGTGGAAAAACTCACAGTGTCAAACTACCAAACAGAATATCAATTTGCCGCTGGTGACTATGACACAACGATTGCATTTTTTGTTCAAAGGGGATTTTCAAGGACGGCGGCGGAAGCCACTGCTTATGCCATACTTTCACAGGCCAAGATAGATGACGTAAAACCTCAACAGATTTTGGATCAGTTGACAGTTGCCAGCCCAGCCTTATTAAATGAATTAATAACAATAATTTTAAATGCCAACAGATACAAGTCAAGCAGACTGGGTGTCAGGCAAACACTCACAACCAAAGAAACTGTATCTAGAAACATCATAGACTAATGTTACCTAGATTTGCAAGGGGCAAGTTCTCTCCCAAGAACCAACAGAAATATGTTGGGACAAAAACACCAACATACCGATCAAGTTGGGAACACGCTTTCATGAGATTATGCGACGAACACCCTAACGTTTATCAATGGGCAAGCGAGTCAATAAAAATTCCATACAGGCATCCGTTCACAGGCAAGTACACTGTATATGTTCCAGATTTCTTTATTGTTTACCAAGACAAGGAAGGTAGAAAACATGCAGAGATGGTCGAAGTCAAACCCATGAGTCAGACCACAATGGAATCAGCAGGTAAGAGTCTTGCCAAGAAAAAACAAGTTGCAATCAACATGGCAAAATGGGAAGCGGCTAACGCCTATGCCAGACAGAGAAAAATTAGATTTAGGGTGGTATCAGAAGAACAGTTGTTCCACAACGGCAAACGTAAGTAAATAAAACAATGACAAAAAAATTAGAAGACATTTTGAATTTACCAAATGTAAAAGAAGCATTTAAAGAGGTAGATAAAAAAGAAAAAGACAAAAAGTTAAAAGAGTCAAATGGACAAAATCCATCTTCCAAAAACCTCGACCCGCAAACACAAGCCAATTTACAGAAAAGTTATGCCGAATTTGACAAAGTAGCGGCCGCACTTCCACAGGTCAAAGGATTGGGAGAACTGTCTGACTTAGAACTAGATAAACTGGCTGTTGAAGCAGAAGAAAGTTACAAGAATTTGATGGACTTGGGCATGAATGTTGACTCGAGATATTCAGGACGTATATTCGAAGTTGCTGGTAATTTCCTACGAAACGCCATAGACGCTAAAAGCGGCAAAATTGACAAGAAATTGAAAATGATAGAATTACAACTGAAAAAGCAGAAGTTAGATCAGGGCAATAAAGACGGTCCCGCAATAGAGGAAAGTGACGGTTTTGTAATATCTGATCGTAATGAATTAATGAAGAAACTACTTAAAAAAGACTAAATATTGCATATGAGCACGTTTAAAGACTACCTAACAGAATCAACAAAGTCATATGACTATAAAATAAAGATTGCTGGTGAGCCTAAAGACATTGACAAGAATGCTTTGGAAACAGCACTGCAAAAATTCGATCTTGCTAGTATGTCAGCAGGCAAAAGCACACCAATAATGACCTTGCCTTTAGACTTCCCAAGATTAAGCAACGAATCTGTAACTATTTTTGACGTTACTACAAACTATCCTGAGTCAGCAAGGACAATGCAGGAATACCTTTCAGACATTTTAAGAATTCCAGCAACACACATCGTGGTTAGAAAGCCAGGAGAGCCAACAGAGGAATATCAGAACGACATGGAAGTTGCTAAGAAGTCAGAATACGCAACAAAATTACTAGACATCGAAATGAAAGATGCTCCTAAAGTAAACGCAGAAGACTACCACAGCACAAAAGCAAACATGGGTCTTTTAAAAGAATTATTGAAAGACAGAGAAAGCAAATACGAAGTTGAAAAAGGTTCAGACAACAAAGTTCAAGACACACAGAGCAACGAAGAGGCGCCGTCTGAATCACCACTTACAAAATCAACAAACCCACACCCAGACCCAAAAAGGAAATAAGTTATGGAAATGATAGACGTATTAACACGATTAAAAGAAATAGCAGAATCAAAACCTGAATTGGTAAAAGACGCAGTGGAAAACGTTGAAAAAACAAATCCAAAATTAGACGAAGGTGGAATGAAAGATTACCTACACAGTGAAGCAGAAAAACTTTCAAGAGAAGAATTTTTAAAGAAACACGGTGAAAGCCTAAG